GTGACTGGAGTTCAGACGTGTGCTCTTCCGATCTCACCTCCTGTTCCTCCGAAGATAGGGTTATTTGCATATTTAGTCCAAGGCCCAGAAATACTTGATGCCGTAGCTATTCCAGTAGAGTATGGCGCACCCGGAATATCAATTTCTCCACCACCGTCAGCCATAACATTACCACCAGTATAGAAGCCATAATATGTATCTCCACTTTTGACAATGGTTTCAAAATTTGCTAGAAGGGCATCCCAATCATCAACATTCAAAGTCTTAGGAGTGCCACTCCATAATGCAAGACTATCTACATTTGCAGTATCACCGCTTAACCCCGTTGGACTACTGGCAAAACTGAAACCCACATAGGTTGCTGCTTTATATTTTCTCAATCCAGTTACAGTCCTGTAGCCCATCGTATCGGCGACAGAGGCAGAAATCCAACCTAGCCAATATGGGGTATCACGCAGAATTGTGATTCCTGTGCAGTCAATACTTTGCCATCCTGCAACTACATCTATCTCATCTGAACTCCAGACTAATGTACCTGGGGAATTAGATGAATCATTAAATACAGCAAACTTAGCGTGTCCTGTTCCTTTGCAATTGAAATAAAATTTAGTTGCTGCGCCCTGGCTGTAATGGGGTGAAGTGAATTTTGTATAAACTACATTCCCCGTACCATTGTATCCGGTAGGTGTAGCCACTTCCCCTGCAAGCCGCCTCACTCCCTCGGTCAGCTTTTGTCCTTGTCTGGTTAAGGAGACAAGATCACTACCTGTTGCTAAACCACAAGTCCAGGGAATATAGTTGTCTGCATGACCCGTCCCGCAGTAGTAAACATAGTGAGTCCCCGCTTCGGTATAAATTGTTGGTTGTCTAACGCCTCTGCTTTCCCATCCAGTTCCATATCCTGAAAGTATCGGGTTCCCCGAATACTTGTGTTGGTCGCTGGTAGTATAGGTCAAATCCAACTTGGGACATAATAAAGGATTTGTCGTATATTCCCTAGAATAGAAACGGGGAATGGAAAGTGAGCCGGATTCTGTAGTAAAACTCAATCTCAAGTCTAATGAATCACTACGATTGACCCTTGCATCCTGCACTAAAGCCAAAACATTCCAGTTTACCCACCCTAAAGTAGCATGAATAGTTGTTGCCGTAGGATTAACTGTAGCTGTGACTGTAGGTTGAGTATTCCAGGTAACCGTCGATTCAGTCCAGGCCGAAGTCACCCTTTTGCATTGAATCTCCTTTGCCCCATCAAAGACTGAGTAATATTCATAGAGATAAAGACTCATTGTGGCTGCCGATACTATTGCATCATCGGGAATTGAGGACAGGTCAAACCTTAGAAGTATACGGATGACAGATGTTGCTGCCCCATCAAAAAGGGTAACTAGGAGTTCGCTACCATTTGGAGTCGTAGGAGCAGCTTGATTAACAAAGGTATCTGCCGTACAGGGTTGAATAGTCAGATTTGTAGCCATTACGGTGCAACTCCACAATCAGTATATGAGGCCAAATATGAATTTGCGGCAATCCTCCAGAGGGCTACTAAATACCGTTGCCCAGAGGTTGTTCCCATAGTTGTTAAAGGAAGTCCATTCAACCAGTTCGCAGCATGATCTAGTCCTGTGTCGGTATGCCACGCAATAGTTCTCTCCGTAGCATCAGCAGACTTTGTTAAGAGAATAGTAATCTTGCAACACACTCCAGGGTCTACTAAGTCGAAGGAAGTGATTGAAAGATTAACTGTTCCTGTATGCTGCCAGGAAGCGTTGAGTGCAAGGTCGGGTGTTGCTCCTAGGTTTCCATTGGCGGTGATTCCTATGGACATTAAGAGGTTATAGAATAGATTTGTAGGTGTAAGTGCAGCGATATTCCCACTTGTGAGTCGGCCTACTACAGTCTGCTCACCTACGGTTAAGGCAACGGGGGTATTGTCTGATGTCGCCTGGAGAATCGTTTGGGCATCATAGAGGGCTTTTCCTACTGCTCCTAGCGTCGTCAACTGGTCAGCGGCAGTGGCATCATCAAGTAAAGCCCGTCCTGCGGCGGTGCAGTCAATGGCCTCTGGAACTCCTGTAGAGGCTGTGGCGCGGCCTATTATCTTGTCCTGTACCAGATTAGCCATCTTCGCCAGGGTAACGGCAGCAGCGGCTATTGTCTGCGCTCCATCTGCTACGCTTGTGACATCCCCCGAGTGATTGGGGTGAACGTAGAGGTTTGCCCCAGATGCAATACCATCCAGTTTAGTTATCTGGGCAGCGGTAGCATGACCTTGAACTGAGGCGGTAGCATCCCTAGCATTGTGGTCATAAGCCCATTCAGAGGTAGGGGCAGCCCTAGACTTATTTTCAATGGGAGGGTTTTCTAATAACGGGTAGGTAGTTCCTAATGCAAATACGATATAATCATTCAAAGAGAACGAACCCACTGAATATTGATATGTTACATCAATCTTGTCTGCCCCATTTATCTCATAATTAGTTGCTTCATATACGACAAAATTAGTTACCCCGCCGACTTCTTTGGATAGTTTAAGAAATGTCTTGCCCTGTTGTATGGCATCAATAATGATATTGACAAATGCAGCTTGATTATTTCCATCCGTATCCGTTGGATGAATATATAAGCGAGTAGCAGCCGAGAGATCAACATTATTTGCTTGTATGAATCCTGATGAGGGCGTTCCTCCTGTTGCAGTATCAAACTTCCAGCGTGCAGAAAGAGTTGAAATTCCCTGATGTACTAGATTGTCTTCAATATTTGTTAAGACTTCAGCCGTTGTCCTGAGTTCTATTAGTTCCCCTACCGCGTGTTGAACTGCCGAAGTCCCCTCTTGCGCTCGGGTGATTGAGATACTATCTGTAGTCCTTGCTGTAGCCTTGCATATCTCTATATTGCTCTCTACTCCTGAAGTCGAAAGTAGGATAGTCACCATGAAATCGCCAGTTGTAGGGAATCTTGCACCTTCTCCGGCAGCGACATGAACGTGGTCATCACCTGAAAGACAGGTCGAAGCGACTGTAGAATATGCTCTGTTCTTTAACTGATAAAAGGCCATGATAGACTCCTATTTGATGTAGCCGACAAGGTAGACATAGAGGTTTGTGGCAGCTACGACACATTCCCAGTAAACATTTCCTGTTGAATCTGACTGGCAAATGATATAAATAATGTCAGCAGCAACATCGCTCCAGCCATAAGTGCAACCATCCCAGTTATCTAATCCGGGTTGTGTCCTAAAAATAACATTATTGGGAGCAGTGGAACTCGGGCCTACTTGAAATATGCAAAGAACTGAATTAACCCCTGTTGCTAAAGCTGTCCAAGTAGTAGGTGCAGTCCCATAATATAATTGTGTTCCTGAATTTGTATAACAGGTTTTGGCTGCTAATTTATTGGCGATATATAATCTGCGACTTGCCATGTTATCTGTTGTAGGGTCGGAAGCAGGAAGGGTGAGGGTATTGATAATCGTGACTGGCCCACTGTCACCATGTATATATTTCAAATTGTCCCGAACATGCGTATTCATAATTGATGCTGTAACTATTTCACTTGTTACCCATGTTCGCGGAAAAGTCCACATATCATCCTCTATTTGGCATAGCCTTTAAGCAAAATCAGCATATTCGTAGCAGCAGAAGTGCAATACCATTCCACTATTCCTGAAGCATCCGTTGTAACGAGAATGTAAACACAAATAGTCTCACTGGAAGCCCCAAAGGTAACTCCATCATTTATTGTACTTGTAGTTCCATTCGGCCTGAAATATACATTACTGGGAGTGGTGGTGCTTGGGCCTACCTGTAGAAATACCATCGCCCTATTAGTCCCTACGACACTGCTTAAATTGAGGTCTGTCCATGTGGTCGGGGCAGTCGCGTTGTAAACCTGAGTTCCAGGGTCGCTAAGTTTTACCCATATACTTCGGGCAGTTACCAGATTGTCAACATACAGTTTCCGCGTTGCCTGATTGTCGGCAATCGGGTCTGAGGCTGGAAGCGTCAAAGTGTTGGAAATGGTGATAGCCCCACTATCTCCGTGAAGATACAATAAGTCATCACGGACATGGGTATTCATAATAGCGGCTGTTATCACTTCAGAAGTTACCCAAGTCCGAGGGGCTGTCCAGGCCATGAAATCTCCTATTTAATATATGCTGTTACGACCACATAGAAATTGCTAACTGCGGTTTGCGCTCGCCATTCTACAATTCCCGAGGTATCCGTTACGCAGATTAGATAATATTGATTGGCGGCAGTCCCATGCACTGCCGAACTTGCGCTCCCTGCTGTGGCACTCATCTCGGCGGTCACGCCATTGGGACGGAAGCAGACATTATTGGCCGCACTACCTCCTGGCCCAATTTTCAGGTAAACGAAAGCCCTATTTGCCCCCACGATAGAACTCAGGTTCAAGTCAGTCCAAACTGTAGGAGTAGTGCCATAGAACGCTTGTGTGCCTGAGTATTTGAAAAACGAAGTAGCCGCAACCGTAGTGTCGCAATACACTTTCCGGGCAGCCATGTTATCTGTCGTAGGGTCTGAAGCTGGTAGAGTTAAAGTATTACCGATAGTGATTGCGCCAGCATCCCCATGAAGATAGAGTAGATTATCTCTGACATGGGTATTTAAGAGGGCGGCTGTAACCATGTCTCCCGATACCCAACTCTTAGGGGATGTCCAGGCCATCTTTTACCTTCTTGGGTTTTATGTAAAGTTCATTGTCGGCTAATAATGTTTCTACCGTTTCAGTGGTTTCCCAGTTGCGGTTATCAAGAGGGCGCACGGTTAAAGCGTCCTCTATGTCTTTGACCTTTTCGGGGAATAAGACTGTTAATTGCTTGCCCCCAATCTCTGAGTTCCAGCATGACTGGCAAATGAAAACAGGGTTGGTCTTGCTTGCCAGTTCTGCGCCCGGACAGAATGGGCAGGTCACAATCCACCGCCCATGATTTATAAAAGCGGTGACTGTCTGGTTCTCGTCTATTTCTTGCTTTAAGCCGAGACCTGCGTTGAAAGCTTTGCTTTGTATTGCTTGCCACTGTTCGTCAGGTTTCTTGAGATCGTCCCAGTTTATTATTCTGTCCATGTTAATAACTCAATGAAGTCGAAGTCCCTAATACTCCTGTCCCTAGAATCCATAATGCCGAGGCTGTGGGAACTGCCAAAATAGTCCACGTTGTCTCTATCATGTCAGGTGTGATATGGTGCTGAATCTTCTCAATAAAGAAATCCGAGTTCACCCCTGTATTTGCCTCTTTAACTGTGATGCGGTCTGAAATCTCCCTTGATAGCATCTGCGTAAGTTTTGCCGCCGTATCAGGTCTCAGTTTGATTGTCAACTCTGTGACTGGATTCTGCCGCTTTGCCAAAAGGAAACCGCTTCTATTCGCTGCCCATTCGTTTGTGTGAATGAAAGGACTGTTAAAATCGTCAACCTTCAAACCAAAGTTTGTCTGAGATGTAGCGTTTTCAGATTTGGCAGAACCGCTATAAGTCACCGCTACGGGTGCGCCCTTCAGTTGGAGAAAGGTAACATAAAAATCTGTTCCCCCGGTATTGGAGATAACCACCGTTGCGGATTGAGCAAAAGGGGTTAAGACAACTGACATATTCGCCGTGAGGTCAGTTCCTGAACCATCTGAACTGGAATTAGCAGTATAGTCCGTTGTCGCAATAGGCGCATACAAAGTATAGATAGGATTGGTGAAGTTCGCTGTGACTGTCAGACTTCCCCCGGCAGCGATGAAAGGGGTTTCCCCGATTGCCCATATTACCTCTGAAATCCCCACTGAACGAGCAGCCCATCTCGTAATAGCTTGGTTGACAATTTCCCTATCTCCGTAGGAATAAGATAGACCGCCTTCAAACTGTGCATTGTCTAAAGTGTAAAGGCTGGCATCGTGCGGAGCCATAGAACGATGATAGCGGGACTCCCAAATCAGAGTCCCATCTGCCCGACAGTAGAACTGGCCCATTGAGGCGCGAGCCAATTCAGCAACAGCAGATTGCCCATCTTCTAATTCCCACCACGCATAAGGATAAGTGTCCATGCCTGTGTCGAAAGAGGTGGTGACAGTCTCGCCAGTGAGACAGGCATTGATTATGGCGGTGAAAAGTGCATCCTCGGCAAACCCTATCTGAAGGTTAGTCTTGATTGTGTTCTTGAGTTTGCACAAAGTGTCTGAGGCGTAGATATAGCAGTCCTTTTGATTCTTGGAAGGGTTAGGCACAATCTTGGTGATATAGCCTCTGAAGATGTCATAGGTTATAGTCGCATAGACAGCCTGAACCATGATCTTTCTTTTAGGTTTCAGGTTGCCGTATAGGGGACCAGTGGCGAGTTCAGGCGAGAATCTACCATCTGTGTTCTTTAGTCTGAGTTCGATATTCCCCACCTGATAGTCTTGCAGTTCCGAATCCCGCCCTCGTTCTGTTCTGATTTCCTTGAAATAGGCGGTTATATCTTCGCCTGTGTCGGAATAATCTCCATCGTTATTCCAATCAACCTTGACAGAGTAAGACGTAGGCAGAGGCATTAAGCGTATCTCCCATAGGTTCTAAGGCGGTTTTCCTCTCGTATGTAGGGAAGTAAAAGTCTGACAAGATTCCTGAAGTCCTGCTCCCCGCCCAGGATGTTCTCAGCATGGATGTGAATCTCTATGTTAGATACCGCTTGACGTCCCAGGTTGCCTATCCCGCCTTTAGATAGGGGGATGATAGCCTCTGGCCCTGCCTCGCCCACCAGGGCAAGCGTAGGCCGTCTGACAATACCTCCATGCTGTCCTTTGGGAACATTCCAATAAGATGTACTCCCTGCTGCAACTTCAGCAGCCGTAGGATTTGCCCCTGGTCCTGCTTCCACCCTCTCTTTGGCTTCCTTAAAAGTAATAGGCTTGAGATTTTCCTGAATTTTCTGAATATCCAACATTAACTGTTTGGTTTTTAATACTTCCAAATTGAGGTTATTGTAAGCCGTTGTACAATCGTCTACCTTATTCCTATAAACTGTTAATGCTATTTCAACCTTTGCCTGGAGTGCCTCAACCTCATTTTGGTCTTGCACAACAGCCCCCGTGAGACTATCAACTATTCCCTTTGCATCATCATATTTGCCCGACCAGATTTCCACTTGCCTCTGTGCTTCGGCATATCCTGCCATCAAAGGGCTTCCGGGTTGAAGTTGGGCGGATAGGTTGGCTATTTGCAGTAAGGCATCGGTGGGGGCAAGTTCCTTATTTAATCCAAGAGCTTCATTGGCTGCATCCTCAATCTGCTTCTGTAGGGGGTCATACTTTATATCTCGCTGAAGTTCCAGTATATCGAGTGACCGTTGGAGGGCATCTATCTGGGCATCATAGAGGTGGGGATCACCACTTTGGAGTTGGGCTAATTTTGCCTGTTTTAATGCTTCTTGGGTCTCAAATATCTGGTCGTCAAAGGCTTTCATGCCCTTGAGTTCAGGGTGCATGAGTTCGCGGAGTTTATTATTTACATCATTGATTTGATTTTCATAATCCTGAACTGCTGATTTAGCATCATCAAAAGAGTCGGTAATATCATCAAGGGCTGATTGAGCCTTTTTGAGATAGCCCTGATCGGCTTCGAGTTTCTTGTTAAGACTATCTAGTTCAACCTTGAAACCCGCAGAATCTTTGGCAGTAGCATCATATTCCATTTGGGCTATTTCAAGGTTGATTCCCAACTGATTTAATTGGGTATTCTGTGTATCCAGGGTAGCTTGTTGGGCTGCAAGGGTAGAGTTCAGGTTCTTCATGGTAGAATCGAACTCGATTGTGTTTTTACTAGCCTCGTGGGTCCGCGCCGAGAAATACAAAAGAACCCCTGCAAGCGCGCCTATAGCAAGAGTCACCCATCCAATCGGCCCTGTCATTACACCTACTGCAATCTTAAAAGCTGCCCATAATTTTATGAGTTGTGGCATAAGCAAAATGATTGTACCGATACCACCTGCCACTAATCCCAAGATTCCCACCATCGGAGTTAGAACACGCATAAGTCCTTCATGTTCTTTCATCCAGCCATTTACTGCCTTCATTATGCCCAGTATCTTTTCGGTAACAGTTGCCAGGATAGGGATAAGGTTCTCGGCTACTGTATTCTTGATTCCTTGTAAAGAAGCACCCATTCTTTCAAATTGTTTTTGCATATTGGCGGCAGATGCTACTGTCTGGTCGTTCATGGTAGCACCGAGGTCTTTTGCTTCTTGTCTTAAATCCGCAAGTCCTTTTGCCCCATCTGCGAGCATGGGCAACATATCTGTTCCTGTGCGTCCAAATATCTGTATGGCATAAGTAGCTTTCTCGGCAGGGTCTTTCACATCGGCAAGTGCCTCAGTTATCTTTAGAAATTGCTGTTCAGGGGCTAAAGTTTTAATAGCAGTTGCCGAGATACCTATTGCGTGTAGTGCTTTAGCGGATTGACTTGCTGAAGTTCCAGCCTCAGTGATAGCGACCTGCATCCTTTTAATACCGATTTCCAGACCATCTATGGAACTTCCTGATACATCTGCCGCATATTTAAGTTCGGATAGGGTCTCTACTGTCATACCTGTCTTCTGGGATAAGTGGGTAAGTTCCTCGCCCATACTGGCAAACGATTTGACACTCAATGCCATCGCACCTGTAATGGCTGCGCCCATAGCAACAAGGGGAATCCCGATAGTCTTAGTCAAAGATGAGAAGTTCTTGCTCATCTTATCTAATTCTTTTGAGGCTTCGTCTTTCAGTTTGACAAGTATGCTAATCTCGTTTGCCATTATTGATGTCCCTTAATATCGGTATTCAGCATTGCGTAAAATTCATCGTTGAACCATGCGGGGTTGCGTCTGTATTGTTGGAGCGTCCAGCCTGTGTGCTTGATTACTTGGTATCGTTGCCATCTTCGGGCATCCTCATCCTCCAACAGAGTACCCGTTGCCAACCATTCATAGATTGAAACAAGGATGCCCGATTTCAGTTTTTTATTAGCCAGTTAGTAGCCTGGGCATTAAGTCTATCTATCTCTCTCAGCACTTTTGCCCTATATTTCAGTCTCAGATGCGAGAGATTTTCTTTATTGATAGGCTTATCGAAAGACCAGGCTTTTACGCACCTTTCCAGAAGTAGGATTTTGCCTAGATTGAATGAGGTTTGCTGCCCTTCGACTTTTGCCATCTCGCTCAAGAGAAAGTCCTGGTCGGCTTGGGTCAACTCCTCAGTTACATCAACCCAGTTCCCATCTGGAAAGGTGACACGGAATAACTCTCCTTCGTAAAAGGAATCGCTCATTCCCCCTCCTTTTAGTACACGCCAATGGTAATTGCGCCATCTACCGTGCAATCAAGGGTACAGATTAACGCATCTGTGACTTTAGCAGGTAGAGAAAGTTTCTTTAGCCAGCACTCGCCGCTAATCTTGGCATAGCCTGTCGTTGAACCAGCAGGGCCAAATACGAATGACCGGGTGGTTGTGTCTGCCATAAAGTTCTTCACGATGTTGTATGCTGAAGTTGCAGAGGTATCGTCAAATACGAACTCAATCGAGAAGTCGCATTTCTGAAGGCCGGGGATATAGGAATATCCTGTAGCCCCACCTGCGGTCACATCAGCCAAGTCTTTCTCACCCGGGAGACCAGTCACCGATCTGACATAGGATGATATATCCGTAGGCGTTGCCCCGCCTGTAAGGTCTAAAGTAAACTGTAGGCTTTTACCTATAGTCTTGCCTGAAGTTGCCATGTGTTCCTCCTAAAAGAAAGCTAGTTATAATCGTTTCCAAGCCACGACAAAAGAACCTGTATAGGGTGAACTGCCGCCGAATGTCCAGTAAGCCCGAACATATCTATTGACCGCACCTGTCGCCGTTTTGCGTTCTGTAGTGCGGATTGCAGTCCCACCGTTCAGGAGTGTAAAGCTAACTAAATCAACAATACTGGTGGAAAAGTTGTCTGTCGAATGTTGAATCTTCACCACTAATGTATCGTCTACACCGAGATTGGTAATCTGTAAATATGCAACGTAGCCAGCCGAACTTGCCGAGGTTTCATCCACCGCAGTCCCGGCGGCGGTGGTTGTCTTGGTTGCAAAAGGTTGCAGCAGGATACATTCGTCAAAAGGTAAATTGTCAGCCACGAACTCCACCGAAACCTTGTTAATGTCCTTGACTGTCACCGTGACTGGCATCCTCTGGACTCTTACCGCGTCACAGGCTAAAGCCCTGGAACTCTGAGCAGAGCCGAGGGCTACTAATGCCTGGTATCCTGTCGCAGAAGCCAGCAGATTAGTCAAGACGGTGGTATAGGCATCATCGAACAGGCCATCTAGCGCAAGGGCATCCTTTGCCAATCCTGGTGCGCTATGGTAGGCAGATGTGCCATCCATGACCGCATACTGTAAGAATTCCTTTTCCTGATTAGGTGTTACCCCAACTGAGATTGCTGATATATCGTAACCGCCCAAATAAAGGGCAGCGTCTTTTCCGTGGTACTTTGCCATGTGTCACCTCTAGGTTATAACGTCAACGTCAAACTTGACTCCAAGAAATATTTGTCCTGTGCCTGGGGGATATTCAAACCCGCCATAATCTCGGTATCCTGTCACTGTGATAGTGCCTGAAGTGAGTACAGCCGCATCCACCGCCGCTTTGATTGAATAAGTCCCTGTAGCATCAAGATATGAGTCAACATCTTCCTGTGCTTGTTTAAGGTCTCCGGCGCGTCTTACCAGCAAAACAATCTCAAATTTGTGGGTCATATCCCCACCAACATCGAAATCGTACACACCACCACGAGGCAATACATAGGCACAGGGAAGTTCATTGATAATCTCGGGGGCTTGGGCATAAACTCTTAACCCATCAATCGTGTCCAGGGCGGTGACTATGGCGGCTTTAATCGCTGTTAGAGTCATATCTATTCCTTGCTGTAAAGTTCTGCAAGTCCTGTCTGTGTAGTCCCTTGCATTATTGATACAAGTGCCTTCGATGCCTCATCGCAAGCGTTCTTAATATCGTTCTCCGATTGCTCAAAGCCAGTTCTCATCATAAGATGGGCTTTAGTCCCTCGCTTACTAATCGCCCTTGCAATCAAGAACTCTTTTCCTGCCATGCCATGACGACTTGCCCACACTTTCAATGCTTCGGATGGTGGGAAATGAGGTCGAGTCCCTAGTTCAACAAACGGAGCATAGAAGACATTGGAATGAACATCACCCCACATCGGTATCCACGAAGGGTCAACTGAATGATGAAAACTGCTTCTTAGATTG